GGAAAGTAACTGCTCGATATACGACTTCTCCTCGGCTTCCCCTTGGTCGGCATCGGCTTCCGCCAGCCTCTCCAGGGAAAGTCTGAGGTCGTTCAAAGCATCGCTCATCCCTTTTACATGGGACAGAACTTTCTCCATCGCAGCCGCCATCTCGGCCACAAGCTCAACGATCTCGTCGCGCTCATAGACTTCAGGGAAGAGCTCCCGCAGTTCCTCCTCGGTGTATTCCTTGAACTCCGGAGGCTCCCTGTCGAAGTCCTTATAGTGCTTTGCCAGGTGGTTATAGACCGGTTTGCGATCCTTCTGGGGGATATTCACCCCTCCCCTGGCTCCCAACAGAGCAGCCATCGCAGCCCTCACACCCCGCCACACGCAGTAGTGGTCCTCGGCCCTGTGATGGGGGAGCTTGTATCCGTATTTGACATCTGCGTGCTCCGGATCCACCCAGGCACACATCACCTTGAGGTCATCGACTGTGGCCTTTGCCACCTCCTTGGGGCCGTTCCAGGGCGTGTCCTCAGGGGCCAGGGGGGTCTTCTTGTAGGGGATGGCCCCTCTGGTTTCGGCATCCTCGAGCTCATCCTCCCCTATTGCTTCAGCCACCCAGGCCTCCTCGGGCTCCCCCTCCTGCAGGGCCCGCTGCAGGGCGTTGCGGTTTGCGGGCACGAGTACCTGGGAGATCTCCAGGAGCTCAACCTCGGTGTAGATCCTCCGGGGCTGCTCCGCTTTCTTGCCATCCTCGGGCGGATCCTCCCACTTCAGGGGGATGAACCCGACAGAGTACGCAGCACGACCCTTCTGAGCGAGCCTGAAGGCCCAATCGGCCTCCTCGTTGCCCTCACCTACGTAGTACTTGAACACGGCCACGAGTCCCTCGTCAGTGGTCTTGACCTTTACGGCCTCCCCGATCTGCTTTCTGAGGTCATCGTATTTGTGAGAGCTGAGAAGGACTGGGTGCTTCTTGTAGTGCTGCAGTCCCTTCTTCCAGGCATCGACCCTGATCACCTCCCGGTATCGATCGATGCTCTCATCCGAAACGAGGGCCTCCACGGTGTAATCCTTCTCGTTGACCGACCTGATCTTCCCAGCAAAGGTCCTGACGATCATCTCCTTGTTCTCCATCCGTTATCCCTCCTCTACAGCGATAGTGGTGCACCGGCAGTTTATGACCTCGGCTGCCGGGCCGTTGGGATCGCCGGGAAACCGCAGCCCATTAGGGAAGGGCTCCCCGACCTTCACCGTCTTTCCATCCTGCATCCAGTGGTTTTCCCTCACGTGTTCGTCCCGGGCACTGATCCACTGATGGAGCTTCACCCCCACCTTTTGCCTCCCCAGGAACTTTCCACCCTCGATCGCCGAACAGGTCTCAGTCCTGGCGATCGCTGAAGCCCGGGTCGAAGCCATGTTGTAAACCTTGCGGATCCTGTCGGCGATCTCCTTCAGGGTCTCGCGATTGGAGAGTCCATCGAGGATCTCTCGCCTCAGGTGCCGCTTGATCGTGTCGTTGACCTTGGTCACTCGCTCGGTAAGCTGCTTCAGGTAATCCTGGATCGCCGGATCATCCCATCCCCAGTCGAATTCCCCCGTCTCCTCGACGACCACCGCCAGGCCTTCCGCAAGGATGAGCCGATAGACCTCGTCGAGCCTCTTCCTCAGCCGCCCGTTCTCCTGCTCGAGGTCGAAGATCTCGTCCACGACGTCCCTGGTCAGGCCCTTGAGCTCCTGTTTGTGAAGCGCCTCGAGGACCCTCTGGCGCTGCTCCCACAGGAAACGCCTCAGCTTCCGCTTGAACTGATCCTCCAGGGGATCGAAGCGCTCCAGGTGCGCCCTCCAGAGCGCCTCCCTGCGCTTGAGCTCGGCGTCTTCACCCTTCATCAACCTGGGGACATCGGGGACGACAATTCGGCCACTCTTCTCACCGGCACCAGATACAAGCGAGGAAGCTGGTATCAGGTTCATGTTGATCCACCAGTCATCGCCCCAGGGCACCTCCTTGAAGCCCAGATCGAGCTTCTCGTTGATCTCGTTCAGGGGAACCCCCATCTGCCAGAGCTTGTAGGCCGTCTCGACCTTTTCGTTGAAATCCTCCTTGAGGACCTCTACCCCCGAGAGGTCGAACTCCCCGGTCACCTCGGGGGCCACCCTGGCAAAGAGATCCGTGTTGAGCTTGTCCTCAAGGTATTTGAGCTTCGGAATGAGGTTGGTCTCCCAGAAGATCCGCCGCTGCACGTCCGCATTGGCATAGCGGGCATACTCCATGATGCCGACCTCGACCGGAGGCACCTTGAAGACCGCACAGATCTCCTCGCGGTTGAACTTCCTGGCAGCCAGAAACTCCATGTCCTTCGGGCTCAGCCCTATCTGTTTCCATTTCAGCCCCGAATGGAGGATGGCTACGCGCTTCGCCTTGTCCGCCCCCCGGTGTCTTGCCTCCCACTGCTTCCGGAGCTCCCCCACCTGCTGGGTGGTGAGGGATTGCTCAGTCTCCAGCACCCCTCCAGGCTCTGCAGAGTTTTTGAACATCGAGCGGTTATACATCTGGGCCCACCAGTCCTGTTGCACGGCCTCCCGCGCTGCCCGCAGAGGTCCCATGCCCATTAGGTCCCCGTAGGGGTTGACGTATTTGAAGTGGATCACTTCCTCCACCGAGAATCTTTCCCGCCTGTTGCGGTGCTGGTAGGTCCAGCCCACCAGGACCCCATCGCGAACTTCGGGCCTCATCCTGTCCGGTCCGAAAACCCAGATCCGGACCGGCACCCTTCGCACGTCTCCCCCGGGATAATCCAGGATCCAGAAGGCGTTGCCCGTGAGCTCGAGGAAGGTCATCGTCGTCTCCCAGAGCTGCCATCGCGACATGTAAGGATTCACATCCCGAAAGAGCTCATAGAGGGGACCCTCTTCCAGGATCCGATTCCCACGCCAGAGCTTGAAGGGAACCCGAGCTATGTTCGTGGCGATGGCCTTGACACAGGCATAGACCCAGGAGACCTGCTCGTAGGGCTTGGTGACCTTGGTGTCTGGTTCGTGTCCATCTTCCGCCCAGCTTCCGCAGCATCTTTCCCTCCCGGAAAAGAAAAACCCCACTCCGGGGGCTCACTTACTTGGGACACAATTTTTCAGATTCCGGCCTGTCAGAGCAGGAGGATCCCTGGGCCCCTATCTTCCCTTAGCCAATCGAGGGCCTGACTCATTGCATCCACCTGGTCGTTGTGCTCGGAATTGGGGAAGGCCGTCACCTCATCCAGAAAATCGGCAAGCCATGGGGCCCGCTCGGGCAGATAGACCTTGCCAGCCTCCACAAGCGGAGAGACGATCCTCGCCCTCATGACCTTGTCGGCCTCGGGGGCTATGGGTACTACGGGGATTCTCCCCTCGCGCCTCAGCTCCTGTATGATGCTCTGGCCACTGGCCCTGTCCTCTATCAGCACCGCATGGGGCCGCCATTTCTCATACAGCGCCATCATCTGGCGTCTCAGCTCCGGGTACTCCACCCGGGCCCGCCACACTTCGAGGAGATAGTAGCCCCCCCTGGCCCTGCCCCAGACCTCGCAGACCGTGTAACTGGTCTCCTCGCCCCTTTTGAAGGCCGTGTCCCAGCTCAGGGCCAACAGGTCGACCCTGGGGGGCTCTTTGTAGTATCGCCACCATTCCCTGTGAAAGATCCCCCCCTCCTCCGGAGCCGGCCTCTGCTGGTAAAGCCCCGCCCAGAAGTAGCTCCCTATCGCCTCCTTGATGCTCAGGAGTTCCTCCCGGGGGTAGCGTTCGGGGCACAGGGCCTCCCCCTCCTTGCGGCCCAGGGGATCCCCACCTTCGGCAAGGGCCGGGAGCCTGATCACCTCCCATCGATCGGAGTGCTCCCCGACCAGATAACCTGTAAGGTCCCTTTCGTGCCAGCGCGTCATCACGACCACGATCGTCGCCCCCGGCTCCGCCCTGGTGTAAAAGACCGAGTTGAACCACTCGATGACCGCCTTGCGGATCACGGGGCTCTGGGCTTCGCGCCAGTTCTTCACGGGGTCATCAACGATCAGCAAGTGCCCCCCCTTCCCGGTGAGGGGACCACCAAAACCTGCCGTCGCCATTCCGCCGCCCTCGGTGGTTTCCCAGTGGGAGGCCG